AGATGGCGGCGGTCCTCGGTCTCGCGGAGGGCAAGTACGCGACGGGCGGCGGCTCCAAATTCTGGGCGATGAACACGGCGACCTGGCTCAAGCTGCAGATCGCGCTCATGGGCATCAACGCCGACGGCGCGCTCGTCACCGCCGCGCAGACCACGATGCCGTTCCTCGGCGGCGCGGTCGAGATCCTCGATTTCGTGCCCGCGGACAACATCGTCGGCGGCGAAGGCTCCCAGTACCTCTGGGTAGACCGCAAGAACGTCGAGATCGACGCGTCCGAGCACGTGCAGTTTATCGACGACAACACCGTTTTCCGCGTACGGTCCCGTGCGGACGGTCTCCCGATCTCCGGAGAGGGCTTCGCGGCGTTCTCGCTGTCGACGACCGCCGTCACCACCTCCGTGAACTTCGCGGCCGACACGGCGAACACTCCGCCGAGCAACAGCCAGACCTAACATGACGTGAAAGGAGAGCCGCGGAGATGAACGAGACGATTTTGAAAATGGTCTGCGTGCGCCTCAACCGCATCTACACCCCGACGGGGAGCGGGCCGGAGTACGATCTGACCGAGTATCTGCGTGACCGCATCTCCGCGGCGATCCGTGAACTCCAGCGGATGGGGATCACGCCCCAGGAGGAGCCCGCCGACGAGCTGCTTGTGGCGGACTACGTCTGCTGGGAGTACGCCAACCGGGACAAGGCGGAGCGGATGCCGGACTGGCTGCGGATCAAACTGTGGGAGCGGCATATGGCGGAGGGCACGGGCGATGATGCTTGACAGCGGCGTCCTCACGCTCTACCATGCGGCGACCACCGAGGCGGTCCGCCCCGGCGACAGGCCCGAGGACAGCCGGACGGCGTACTACACGGGCTGGTACGGCGAGCGCGTGGTCGGCTACAACCGATTTTTCGCGGCGCAGGGCGTCAACACCCGCGTCGACCGCCTCGTCCGCATCCTGCGCCCCGACGAGCCCGTCGCGGGATCTGACACGGCCCTGCTCGCGGACGGCTATTATTACCGCGTGACGCAGGCGCAGAACAATCACGACGACGAGAGCGGAGAGGACGTTTGCGACCTCTCCCTCGAGCGTATCGGGGAGAAATTCGGGAGGGCATCGACATGACGATCTACGACGTCCGGGACGCGCTCGTCGAGGTGCTCAACCGGGTTTATCATTACTATGCATCCCAGGCGGCGGCGGACTCCGGCGGGCCCTATGCCGTGTGGGGGGAGACCGGGATCACCTCCCTCGCGGGGGACGACGGTCCCGCGGAGTGGGCTGTCTCCGGGGTGATCTACTACTACACCCGGGAGGAGTACGACCCGCTCTTCGACGCCCTGTGCGCCTCCCTCGCGAGGCACGGCGTCTCCTTCCGTCCGGGCCGCATCGGCTACGACGACACGACGCACACGATCTCCTATGAGGTAGAGTGGACCGTCACCGCCGAGCCGTGCGGGATCTACGCGGAGCCGGAGGACGACGGATGAGCAGGGCGGCGTTTCTCAAGGACACGGACTTTGAGTGGATGCTGTCCAATGCGGAGCAGTGGGTCCCTGGCGTCATCACCGAGGCCCTGCGCGCGGGCGCGTCGATCCTCGCGGCGGAGATGAAGCGAAACCTTCGCGGCGTGATCGCAGATCCGCAGGCGCACGAGCTTGTGAACTCTTTCGGCATCACGCCCGTCGGGCAGGACCGGCAGAGAAACTGGAACGTGCACCTCGGCTTCGACGGGTACCAGCAGCCGGGCACGGGCGAATGGAAATCGACGGGCATCCCGTTCCAGATGATCGCGCGGGTTTTTGAATCCGGCTCGACGAAAAACGGGTATCAATGGCGGCAACCGACAGGATTTGCGCGGCGTGCCGTCCAGTCAAAACGACAGGCCGCAGAGGCCGAGATGAAACGGGTCGCGGAGGCAGCCATGAAGCGCGCCGCGGAATCCGGGAAAGGCAAGGAGTAACAAATGGCAAGAATAGGCATGAGGTATCCGAAATTCTGCCCGGTCACCGTGACCGAGGCGCAGGACGGCACCGAAAGCGAGACCTACGGCACCCTCACCGTCGTCGGCAAGGCGATCTCCGCCTCCTCAACGGTGAATTTCACGTCCTCCGATCTGTACGCGGACGACGGCAAAGCCGAATCCGTGCGCGAATTCACGGGCGGCACGCTGAACCTCTCGGTCGACGAGGTCGAGAACACCGTGCAGGCGGCCCTCACGGGCACGACCGTCGCGGAGGACGGATCCCTGACCAACGGCGGGGACGACACGGCGCCCTACGTGCGCTTCGGGTACATCCGCAAGCGCGTCAAGCGCGGCGCTCCCGCATACGGCGGCGTCGTGTTCCTGCGCGTCAAATTCGCGCCTATCAACGACGAGGACAACACGAAGGGCGAGTCGATCACATTCGGCACGCCGACCCTCACGGGCGACCTCTTCAAAAACCATGAGGGCAAGTGGCGGAAGTATTCGCAGTGGTTTGACACCGAGGCGGCGGCGATCGCGTGGCTCGACTCCAACGTCAAGCCCGCGGCCTGACGAGGTGACCGATGATCACCGTAAAACTCAGCGGCGAGGAGCATGAGCTCCGGTGCGATCTCAACGTCGTCGAGAAGATCGAGGACAAATTCGGCACCATCGCCGCATTATATCAGGAGATCACGCGGGCCGCGGTGCTCAAATGGCTCCTCGCGGAGCTGATCAACGAGGCGCGGGCGGTCCGCGGCGTCGCCGAACGGGTGACGGAGGACGAGGCCGGGAGGCTGTGCGAGGCGGAGGAGATCATCCCCGCGCTCGTCCCGGTCATCGAGGCGCTGAACAGCTGCTGCACGACCAACAAACCAAAAAACGCGGAGAGCGGGGAGACAACGACTGGGTGACGGAGTCCGGGGAGGACGAAAATCCCCGGCGGGTGTCGCCCCGCTTTCGCAATCTCGCCGTCCGGAGGCTCGGGTACACTCAGACCGAGGCCGGGCGGCGTACCCTGCGCCAGATCGACGACGAGCTCTCGGACCTTGTGCTCATCGAGCGGGAGATCCGGCGGGCCGAGGAGGAGGCGCAGGCGGACCGGGAAATGGATCTCGAAAACGAAGGAGAGGGGGAGGACTAAATGGCAGACGCCGGCATGCGGATCCAGGTCGAGGGCGAGAAAGAATTTAAGGCCGCCCTCGCTTCGGTCGACACAGCGGTCAAAAATAATCAAAAGGCCCTGAAACTCCTGACGGAGGAATACAACCAGCAGGGGCAGGGCATCAAGGATCTCACGACGGCGGAGGACGCGCTCGCGAAGCAGGGGGAAACTCTCGCGACGAAGGGGAAGGTCCTCGCCGATTCGATCGCGCAGCAGGCCGAGAAGGTCGACCTGCTCGATCTCCGGGTCGAGGAGGCGGCGAAGGCCTACGGTGAGCACGACAAGCGCACCGAAGCCCTGCGCGGTCAGCTTCTCGACGCGTCTCTCGCCCTCGCGAAGATGACGGGGGAACAGGAGAAGAACAACCAGGCAATCGAGGCGAACAAGGCGGCCCAACTCGACGCGCAGCACTCCACCGCGCAGTACGAGCAGGCCGTCGAGGCGCTTTCCGCGTCCGTCGCGGCGAACGACGCCGAGATCAAGCGGCTGACGGAGTCCGGGAAGAACCTCGACGCGGAGAACAAGGGCCTCGGCAAATCCTCCGAGGACCTCGCGAAAAAGACCGAGAACCTACAAAAAAAGAACGCCGACCTCGCGGCGGCGAACGACAAGCTCCGGGACTCCATCTCGAAACAGAGGGAGATCACCGAGAACCTCGCGAAGGCGCAGGCGACGACGGTCCAGCGGTACGGAGAGGGATCGAAGGAAGCGGAGGCCTACCGGAAACGCCTCGCCGACGCGACCGCGCAGCTCGACAAGATGGAGGCGGAGCTCCGCCAGAATGAGAAGGCTGTCGAGGACAACACCGCCGCGATCGAGAAGGGCGGGAACGCGCCGAAGGGCATGATCGAAGGCCTTGATAAAGTCGAGGAGCTCACGGGCGTCAAGATCCCCGCGGGGATCAAGGAGATGATCGGCGGGCTGGATGCCGGAGGGGTCGCTGCCGGCGGGATCGTCACCGCGCTCGCCGGGGTCTCAGCAAAGATGACAGAGATCTTCAAGGAAACTGTGGACTGGTCGCGAGACCTGACAACGAACGCGCAAAAGCTAGACCTCGGCACCGAGGAATACCAGCGGCTCGAATACGCGGCTACAAAGGCAGGATTTCCACTTTCAGATTTCCAAAAGGCGCTTGAAAAGGTCGGTGACAAGGCATACGAGTCCGACGAAATTCTCGGCGAATGGATCGGGCGCATGGACGAGCTGAAATATGCCACCGACGACACGAAGAAGGCCGTAGCGGACGAGATGAAATACTGGGACGATCTCGGCGTCAGTCTGTACGACGCGGAAGGAAATCTCCGGTCGACGCACGATCTGATGCTCGACGTGATCGACGCTCTCGGCGGGATGACCAACGAGACGGACAAGAACCGCGCGGCACAAGAACTTTTCGGGAAAAAGTACCGTGAGATCAACACCTTGATCGAGACGGGCGTCGAAAATCTGAAAGCGTATGAGGCGGAGGCGCCGGTCGTGTCGGAAGCAGAGGTCGCGGCATTGAATGACATCGGCGCGGCGTGGGACACGCTGAAGCTCCGGTCATCGACCGCGACGAAACAAATGGTCATCGACCTAACGGGCGTCAATAAAGCAACGAAGACCTTCGGGGAGACCTTGAAGGACATCCTTGGCAAGGCATTCCTCGGCCCGATCGGAAGCATGGTGGCGACGGCGGGGAAATGGATCGGCACGACGATCGGCGGCGCATACGCCAACGGCACGGACTTCGCCCCGGGCGGGCTGGCCCTCGTCGGAGAGCGCGGGCCGGAGATCGTCTCGCTCCCGCGAGGGTCCGCCGTCTATCCGCACGGCACCGCGCCCGCGGGGATGTCGTCGACCGCGAATACCTACAACATTACAATCGACGCGAAGAACATCCGGGAATTCAACGACATCGTCCGGTACGCCCAGGGCGCCCGCGTCGCGATGAGGAGGGGATGAGATGCCGCTTGCTTATAGATGGGATTTGAGGCTCGGAAGCTCCGACTTATCAAGCGTATATAAACGGATATACACGTTTCAGCCGAAGCATTCGGGCGTGGAAACGGAAACGAAAACAACATACAACACGAGCACAAGCGGGAAGGTGGGGTGGAATGTAAATATTGACGACGACACCTACTACCGAACCGTCGAGATACGCATCTATCGGGAAATCTTCGGGTTTTCGAGCGCGTTTGCCGGTCCCGCAGGAATGGATGTGAGCGAATACCGCAGCGAAATGGCAGACATTCTCAACGGAAAACCGGTAGAACCGGCTGCCGCGGATGCCAGCACCTATTCTCTGATGCTCGAGCTCAACGACACGATCAACGTCGGGACCGAGATCGCGCTCCTGTCATCTCAGGCGACGAGCGATAAAAGTGCGACATTGCAGTGGGGCATAACGAGCAGCGGCGACGCGGTAGGAAGCATATCTGCAGGGGCGAAGATCCTGACGAAAGCCCTGACGGCGGCGCAGGCTGCAAAAATCCTGCATACCTGTCAGGCAGTCATCCGTCCGACGTCCGAAGCGGCAAACGCAACAAGCGAAACATACATTGACCGTGACGCCTCCTCTCTCGTCATTGAGAGAAGAAACCCGGCGGCAAAGGGGATCGCGTCCGAGATCACGCCCGGGGCGCTCGCCGTCATCGTCGGCAACGAAGACACCGAGCTCCGGTACCGCTACGTGCAGAACTACGGCGGGTATGCGCAGGCGTACATCAGCGTCATCGCCGACAACGTCAACACGGGCGAGCGCGTCGTCATCGCAAAGAAGGCCGCGAAGGCTGTCGACGACGGTCTCACGGCGACCTACACGATCCCGGCGGACACGCTCGCGGCAGGCACGTGGGACGTCACGATCTGCGCGGCCCCGGCGGCCTCGGCGAACTACTACGGAAACGACGACGAATTCTGGACGACCGGGCAGACCGTCCGCTACACCGTCAAGGAAAACCCGACGGCGGGCGGCGTGACCTGCGACGGCAAGCCCGTCCCGACCGTGTCGTGGGAATCCTCGGCGCAGGCCGCGTGGCAGGTGCGCTTCGGCGACTACGACAGCGGCGCGCGGGCCGGGGATGAAACCTCCTTCACGGTGCCGAAGATCTTTTCGGACGGCGCGTACCCGGTCCGGGTGCGCACGGCGTCCCAGGCGGGCGAGTGGAGCGAATGGACGGACACCTACTGGGCGACGATCCGCAACGTGCCGCCGGAGGGCCGCGTCCTGCTCTCGGCGGAGACTGTCGCCGGAAACGTGCGGCTGACGTGGACGGAGGAGCAGGTGTACACCGAGCCGCTCCTCACGTCGGAAAGCGAGCCGCTCATGACGTCCGGCGGGAACATAATCCTCGCGTCGATGGTCGCGGCCCTGTCGGATCATTACGCCGTATTCCGAGACGGGAAGCTGATCGCGGTGACGGCGGATGAGTTTTACACCGACAAGACGGGCGGCGGCGAGTATCAGGTGATCGCGCTGACCGGGATGTACTATATTCCCTCCAACATCGTGGACCTATGGCCTCACATCGCGTGCGACCTGATCTCCTCCGACGGCGGGGAAACCTGGATCCCGCTCAAGTACACGCCCGACCTCAAATCCGAGCCGGAGGAGGTGCGGACGGAGATCACCTACTATTATTACGCGGGCCGGGAAAAGCCCATCGCCGTGAACACGCAGCAGAAGAGCCGCTCGAAGAGCTTCTCCTACCGTTTCAAACGGCGGAGGGACGCGCAGGCGCTCCGCGCGCTGAACGGGTGCGAGGTGATCCTCAAAACCTCCCGAGGCGAGCGGATCTGGGGCGTCGTGGAGGATATGACCTATACCGACGCGCACGTCGTGACGGTGAGCTTCTCGATCCGAGAAACTGACGAGGACGAAGATCATGTCGAATATAACGTATAGGCGCGGGTTGAACTCCGTCCGTTTCCTCTATTCCGTGTGGCGGGGAGGCGTTCCAGTCGCGAATCTCTCCCCCTACGGCGCAGGCACGATGACGCATTCCGCCGACGGCGAGCTGCAGGACAGCATACAGGCGACTTTCATCGACTATTCCGGAGAGGGCGTCGACTTTGTGACGGACATCCTCCGGGTCGAGTGCGAGATCAACGGCGAGATCTACCCGCTCGGTCGATACTGTATCACGACGGAAAAGCCGGGCATGCAGGGCGGCGTCGCGGTCGTGGACGTCGAGGGCTATTCCGTCCTCTGGATCCTGAAGCAGTGCAAGCTCGAGGCGATCCGCACGTGGGCGAAGGGGACGCAATACGTCGCCGTCATCAACGGCCTGATCGCCGAGGCGGGATTTTCGAGCTACGACATCACGCCGACCGACGCCGTGCTCGCGACCGACCGGGCGGACTGGGACATCGGCACCGACTTCCTGACCATTATAAACGACCTGCTCGCGGAGATCAATTACAATCAGCTTTTCGCCGATTTCGAGGGCACGATCCGGGGAACGCCCTACGTCGCGCCGACGATCGCGAGCGTCACGCACATCTACAATGAGGGCGAGAACTCCCTGATCTCGGCGGACTACGACACCGAGGCGGACCGCTACGACGTCGCGAATGTGTTCATCGTCGTCTGCGAAAACCCGGAGCTCTCGACGACCATGCGCGCCGAGAGCGTGAACGCCGACCCGAAATCGCCGTACAGCACGGTGAGCCTCGGGCGGCGCGTCCCGCGGATCGAGCGCGTCGACAACACGCCGAGTCAGGCGGAGCTGCAGGCCACGGCGGACCGCCTCCGCGCAGAGTCCATGCAGACGGAGGAGCGGATCGAGGTGACGACGGCGATCATGCCGGACCACGGCGCGAACGAGACGCTCCTCGTCCAGGTCGGCGACATCGCGGGCGTCTACCGTGAGACGGGCTTCGAGATCGAGCTCTCCGAGACCGGGCAGATGAAGCATAAAGCGGCGAGGGTGATCACATGACAAACTCAACAAACAATCCGTGGGAGCAGCTCTTCCGTCAGATGGGCGCGGAGTTTGCCCGCCAGGCGAAGGAGGCGTTCATCGGGACGGTCTCATCCGTCTCAACCTCCGGCATCGGCCTCACGATCGACGGGGACGACACGGGAACAAAAAAATACACCTGCGCGCGGTCGGAGCGATTCGCAAGCGGGGACCGGGTGCTCGTCGTGCGGGTGTCCGGCACCTACGTCGCCGTGTGCAAGATCGGATCCCCGGGCGGTCCCGCGGCGGCGACGCTGTCCATGACGCAGCCCGTCGGCGCGGATTCCTCCGGGGCGCTATGGACGGAACCGCTCGCCGTGGCTACGGCATCAAAGCTCGGCGGCGTCAAGCCGCTCAAAAAAACCAACGCGATGACGCAGGACGTCGGCGTCGACGAAGAGGGGCGTTTATACACGTTGCCGGCCACGAGCTACAAGCTGCCGACGGCGACGACGTCACAGCTCGGCGGAATCAAAACATCCGAGGCATATAGCTCGACGAAGCATACCGTAAAAGTGGCGGTAAACTCATCTGGCGTTTTATATGCAGAACAGCAAAGTGCAGGAAACGTCAGCCGGATATATGCCGGGACATCTACGACAAGCTATTTGGAGATGGACAGTCAGAAGGTGCTGAAACCGAGCGGGACAGGGTTTAACCTGGGGAATAGTACATACCCGTTTGCGGACGTTTATATGGGAAAAACCGGATCGACCAGCTATTATCTCAAAGTGTCGGACGCGTCGATTATACCGAACTCAACGACGGCGCTGACGAGTTATTATAATCTTGGCTCCTCGCTCTACCCGTTCAACCGCCTATACGTCAAAGAGTTATACATCAACGGAACAAAATTCACGCCGTCATAAGGAGGGCACATGAAAACCAATTATAAACGCATCATTGACGCCCGCGTGGGCCTCGCCAAACTCGCGAACACCGAGCTCCCCGCGCCGCTCCTCGACAAGCTCGCGCCGACGCTCGACGCTGCGGATCCCGTGATCGGCGAGTGGATCAAGGCCGAAGCCCTCCCGGAGGCGGAGAGGGACCGCCTCGAAAACCGTGAGACGGAGATCCCCGCGTGCTCGCTGCCGAGCCTGCCCGAGATCCGCATGACGTACCTCGAGCGGAAGGCCCTGCGCGGGATCGTGGATTTTGAGGAGGTGGAGTAAAATGCCGGACGGCAAGAAAATAAACGAGCTGACAGCCGCGTCGTCGATCGCAGACACCGACGTCCTGGCGCTCGAAAACTCGACCGGAACGGGCACAAAAAAGGCGACCGCCGCACAGCTCGCGGAGTATGCGAAAAGCAAGGGCGCGAACGTCGACGCGACGCTCACCCGGGCCGGAGTCCCCGCCGACGCGAAGGCCGCGGGGGATGGGATTGCTGAATCGAAAAGCGCGATAACGGATATTACAGGTGATACCCAAATTCCGCTTGTCGCAAACAAATACATCGATCTCTCCGGTTCTTCTGTTACTATGTCCGGCGGCGTTCCGCAATTTAGCGGGAGTTCTGCAACTTATTCTGTTGGCTATATGGAATGTTCTCCCGGTGATGAGTTTTGTGTCAGCGGAACAGGTGGGAGCCAAACAAGGCTGTGGGGATTTGTTGACTCTTCCGGAAACATTTTGGAGATAGCAAATACGAGTGTATCTGCCAACAGATTATTACTGACTGCGCCAACAAATGCGGCATATATCATTATTCACACGAGAACAAACGATAAATCATATAACGTTAATCACGGCTCGCTACTGAAAGATTATGTTACGTCACTCGGAAAAGTATATGATTATTATCCTCAACCGATTGAAAGAGCGGAATTTACACAATTAAATAATCTGCTAATCGGATCATCAGCATTGTTAGAAAGAAATAACTTATACGGATTTTATTTTCCGTGCCTCCCGAATCACAAATATCATATTATCAGAAACGCAGATCTCAGGTTTGCGGTTACTTATACAACTGAAACGCCGAAAGCGGGAGTGGCGACACATAATAACCAGAGTCACAACATAACAAGCGGGACTGTTGATTCAAACGAACTGGACGTGTTGACAATAGAGACAGGAGCTGACGCAAAGTATATTTATGTCTATTATGCGAACATGAATGCGGATTCATACATTGAAGATGCTGAAACTCAATATGCATCAATAAAAGTATGCGGCCCCGCATTAGCCTTGAAACGCAGTTTTGTTACGCCACAGATGTTTTGCATCGAGCCGGGAGATCGACAAGACAAAACATTATTGTTCAACCTGATGATCGGCTATCTCGCAGAGCATACTGACATAAAAACCATCTATTTTCCGTGCGGCGTTTATTGGGGGCAACTAAATATCACAAATACAGCCCTTCGGAAGATCGTGATTCATGGAGACGGGTTGAACACAGAACTTTGTGGAACAACGGCACATCCGATACCAATGCTGTTCAACGGGATCAATTATTTTACAGTCCACGACATGACGATCAGAGCGGGAAATGCAAGACTCGGTACATTAACCTTGAATGATTTTCTTGCAAAAACATGGAAAGGAATTGTGGCAAGCAATTCCCCATACGGGCATATATATAACGTATATGTGAATTCGCTGGATGATTGCATCACGATTGATAACGGCAGTTATAGAACAGTGATAGATCATGTTATATGCGGGAATTTGGTCGAAAACGGTGCATTTGCAAACATCAATAATACCGACCCTCTGGATCCCAATAATCCCGGAAAAAATACAACGTATGCACAAAATTCCTTTATCGCTTTGATGCCGCGCATTCACAAATCAATCGCGATTAAACTGAATCAATCTAATGAATGCACACTTTCCGATATATATTTGAACCGTTGCGGACGTGGAATTCTTGCAAGTTTTGGAACGTCGGGGGCGAAAATACACAACGTCGAGGCAGAGCTTATAGCGGGGTATGCCTTAAAAGCTACACAAGGTGGATATACAATATCGAATTTCCGGGTGGATTCAGCCGGGCAATACAATGAAGAGGCGGCGGTATATGTGGGCACTACGCTGACAGGAGACTATCAATACGGCAATTTTACAGATATTGTAAATATGACGGTATTGCAATCCGCATCAGGTGGGATTGTTTTGATGGACAAGCTGACGTATGCGTCCATGAGAAACTGCACTTTCATGAATAATTCGTCGTGGTACACGTCGTTTAACTACTATCATCTACACGAGAACGAGGACCGTTCCGAATGGAACCCGGAATCGTGGGAACCTTTGCCGGAAATTCTTATAAAACCCGATGTAAGTTACAACATAATTGATGCTGTCATCAATGCGGACTTTCAGTCAAGAAAAAGCGGTGAATGGTGCGGATATTCCAATGGTGTCAAGTTTGAGGACAAAAATGGCGTTTACACACAACGGATTAATGATATAAAAGTGATATTCGGCTATGATGCGGAAGATCCAACCGGGGAAAGCCTTCCGACAAGCATAAAGAATAATATTTCTCCGTATAACGTAGCGCCTGACGAAAATAGGATAATTTGGAATTGTACCGAGATCCGAACCATCACGGCATAACACGAGGTTTAAGCCAGCAACCCGAACACCATAAGGCGTTCTGCACGGCGGGCGGATGGTACCGTCTGCCCGCCGAACACTAAAAAGAAAGGCAAACAAAATGACATGGTATGAAATCGCCTTGACCGTCCTCGGCTCCATCCTCGCGAGCAATGGGCTGTGGGGCCTCATCGCAAAGCTCACGGAAAAGAAAAGCGCGACGAACAAGCTGCTCATGGGCCTCGCGTACAGCGAGATCATCACGCGCGCGGAACAATACATCGCCCGCGGTTACATCACGACGGACGAATACGACGAGCTCAACCGCTATCTGTACGAGCCGTACAAGTCAAAAGGCGGGAACGGGACAGCGGCGCGGCTTATGGAGCAGGTCAAAAAGCTGCCGCCGAATCCGCCCGCGAAGAATGGAGGCGGAAAATGACACTCGCCCTCCCATACAGGGGCAAAATGCAATTCTCCTCGCCCTACGGCGACAGGACGCTGAACGGTTCGTATGACTGGCACTCCGGGATCGATCTCGTCGGGATGGACGAGAAAATCGTCCGCGCGCCTTGTGCCGCCCGCGTTGCGGTGTCGACGATCCTGTACAAGGAATTCGACCGGACGCGGACGTGGGAGTGGGGGAATTACATCCGCATCGACTGCGACGACGGAACGCGCGTCTACCTCTGCCACCTCGCGGAGCGATACGTCGAAGCCGGACAGACCGTCTCCATCGGCGAACCGCTCGGCATGGAGGGAGAGACGGGCTACGCGTTCGGTTCTCACCTGCATTTCGAGGTACGGCGCGGAGACAAGGCGGTCAACCCCTGCCCGCTCCTCGGCATCGAGAACCGCGCGGGCGTGATCCTGCAAGGCTCGCCCGTGGAAAACTGGTATGACGCCGACGTCGCATGGGCGCAGGAAGCGGGCATCCTCCGCGGCGTCGGAAACGGACAGCTTGATCTGGACAGCCCGTGCACACGTGCGCAGATGTGCGCGTTCTTGCATAGGTTATACGACAAAATCAAAAACGAAAAGGAGACTGCAAAATGAAAGAAATCATCCGCAAACTCACCTCTCGGAAATTCTGGGGCTTCCTGATCGGCGTTGCCCTCGGTCTCGGGCTTGCGCTCGGCGTGCCGGAAGAGCAGATCGGGGAAATCTCTGCAACCGTACAGAAAATCGCCGGGTACATCGGCGCGATCCTCTCGTGTGCGGTCTACATCATGGGAGAGTCCGGCATCGACGCCGCGCGCGTCCAGAACGAGGGAATTAAGCAGCCGTGGATTGAAGTGATGAAAAAACTTCTCGAAATGTCGCGATACATCCCATCCGGTGAATGCGAAGTCATCAACACGGAAAAAACTGCAAGCACGGAAAACCAGAACGAACCGCTCCCGGAGATCGAGGACGAAAAATAATTGCAAAACCGGAAATATCTTCAGTCATAGGCACTAAAAATAGTGTATAATGAAGAAGAGAAATAAAAGGAGGGTGCGGAAAATTAGTTATATTCATTTTAACGCCAACCCCGTACACAACCGGGTCGAGGATTGCACCGTCCGCGCGCTGGCCTGCGCCCTGGACACGTCGTGGGATCGTGAGTACGTCCGGCTCGCCGCGCAGGGGTTTGACATGAAGAGCATGATGCACGACAATGACGTGTGGGGCGCGTACCTGCTCGACGAAGGATTCACGGCGCACGGCCTCGCGGAGTCCATCCTCCGGCGGTACACCGTCCGCGATTTTGCCGCAGACAATCCCCGCGGGATCTATGTTGTCCGCACGAACGGGCACGTGCTCACGGTCCGGGACGGAGATTATTTTGACACATGGGACTCCGGCGACGAGGTCCCGATGATGGTTTTTGAAAGGAGATAACCATGCCATACAGCAACTCATTCCCCGCGAGTTATCCCGCATATCCCTACGGAGGGTACGGAGGGTACGGAGGGTACGGCGGGTATGTGCCGACCGGGTACTACCAGCCACAGCCCCAGCCGCAGCCCGCCGCACAGCCGCAGCAGACAGGGAAGACCTACTACCCGCCGAACTGGCTCAAAAGCGAGGCGGAGCTCGACGAGTACAGCGTCCAGCAGGGCGAGCCTCTCTTCGCGTTTATCCACGACGCGAGCGGGAACGACCGCCTTGTGATCCGCAAGATCGGAGACGACGGTCTCCCGCATGACGAGACGATCCCACTCGAGTTTCCGAAGGAGGAGAAGCTGACGCACAAGGACCTCGAAGGCTATGTACGGGCCGAGGATTTCACCGCGGTCGTCCGGGAGCTCCGCCAGATGCGGACGCGGCTTGACGAGCTGCAGGCCTCCGCGGAACCGCAGCCGAGACGGACCCGCAAGGCCGCGCCGCAGACGTGGGAGGAGGACGAAGATGGGACTGTTTGATCGTATATATGGCAAGCCGCAGGCGACACAGCCCGCCGCGCAGCCCCAGCAGAAGCAGAACACGCCCGCGCCGCTCTTTCAGAACCGGAGCGCGATGATGAAATGGTTCGAGCAGCAGAAGGCGCAGTATCACGGTGATCCGCAGGCGGATTTCCAGCGCATGGCGGCACAGTACCCGCCGCAGGTCGCGCAGATGGCAATGATGGTCGCCGGGAAAATCTTCGGCGGAAAATAAAAACAGAAATACATAACTGGCCAGTTTGTATTTATAAAAAACACACGAAAGGAAACACAAACTATGGCAATCGGAAACGACAGCAACATGGTCATGCCCGTCCAGCCCTATGGGAACGGATGGGGAGGCTACAACAACGGGTGGGGCGGATTCGGCGGACTTGGAGGCGACGGTCTCCTGCTCGCGCTCTTCCTCCTCCCGCTGATCGCGTGCTTCGGCGGCTTCGGTGGCTTCGGCATGGGCGGCTTCGGTGGCTTCGGCATGGGCGGTCTCGGGATGATGTTCCCGTGGCTCATGGCGCAGAACGTCGACAACGACGTCAACGCCGGATTCGCAAGCGCGGGTCTCTCCGCGGCGGTCGCGGCAAACGGAAACGCGATCAACAACGGCTTCGCGGGCGTCAACCAGGCGATCTGCGGCGTCAATCAGAACATGGCGCAGGGCTTCGCCAATGCGGAAAGCGCGGCGGCTGCCCGTCAGATGGCCTCCCTCGAGCGCTCCTTCGCGGCTCAGACGGCGATTGACGCGCGCCTCGATTCCCTCGCGATGGCTCAGCAGGCCGGGATCTGCGAGAACCGCGCGGGCATCGCCGACGTCAAGTATACCGTCGCGACGGAGAACTGCGCGGATCGTTATGAGGCCGCGAAGAACACTCGCGACATCATCGACGTGGTCGGCACCAAGTCTCAGGCGATCATGGACAAGCTCTGCCAGCTCGAGCTCGACGGCGTCCGCCAGAACTACGAGGCGCGCATCGCAAACGATGCGGCCCGGATGGCCCAGCTCGCGCAGGAGAACACCGCGCTCCGCTTCGAGCGTTCGCAGACCGCGCAGAACGCTTACATCGCGCAGACGGTCAACGGCGCGATCGACGCAAGCTACAACCGCTTCAAGGACTGCCCGGTCGGCACTGTCCCGGTCTACGGACCGCAGCCGATCTACCAGTGTCGGCAGGGCAATGCGGGATGCCCGTGCGGTTACGCGGCGGCGTAAGGAGGCAGCAGCATGATTTTTGAGTATGCTGCCCCGGCCGCCCAGACCATCAATCCGGGAGAGAGCGCGATCTTTACGGTAACGCTCTCCTCGTGCCCGTGCGGGTGCGGATGCGTCCGGCATTTCGACGGCGAGAGCGGCTTTCTTCTCGCCGGAGGGGCTGGCGGTCGCTCAGGGTGCGGGTGCAGACAGCGCACGCGGAACTTCTTTGTGGATTTCGGCGCGAACGTCGGGATCCCGGAGGGTGGAACCGCGGCGCCTGTCCAGGTCGCGATCACGCGCGAGGGTGAGACGCTGCCTTACACAACCATGCAGGTAGAGCCTGCCGTCGGAGAGCTGGCAAACATCAGCCGCGCGACACAGGTGCCGATCTGGACGGGATGCTGTCAGACGGTGTCTGTCCGCAACATCGGGACGACGCCGATCACGATGCAGAACGCGAACATCGTGATCGACCCGCGACGGAGAGGAGGTTAAACAGTGGACGAACGGGACTATATGGATCTGATAGAGATCTACGAGTACCACCTCAAGGATCACCTCGAGCGCGCCCGCGGGCAGAACAATCTCCCCGACGAGGAAGCAGAGAGAGGCAAATGCCTCCTCTCGGCGATCACGAAGGCGCAGACCGCGATCGCGATGAAGCGCTCCGGCTATTCCGGGCACGGCTACCCCTACGATGACGGATATTCCTCCGCGCGTGGGGATATGGCTCCCCGGGAGATGCGGGATCACTCCATGAGCGGCGAGATGCCCTGGGATGATCGGCGGACCAGCCGCAACGGCGGAGAGGGCAAGATGATCGAGTGGCTCCGCCGCGTCGCGCGCGAGGACCGCAACGGACAGCGCAGAGAGCTCGCGCAGCAGATGCTCGACGAGTTTGCAAGCCGCTGAAAACCAAAAAAGGAAAGGACCTTCGGGTCCTTTTCTTTTTGCATGGAGTTTATATAAACTATGCATAACGCACAAAGACTTTATATAAAGTCTGTGCAATCTGTATATTGACATTATATAAACTCTATGCTATAATATAAGCACAGTAAGGGAAGCGGCGCCCGATAAAGCCGCAGAAAGGAAACAAAATGGAAAACAATTACTCCACATACACCGAAACTTTGGCAAACTCTCTCGACAAGATCAAAGAAGTTGAGAAAGAATTGATCAGGGATGCGCTCACCCGCCGCGCAAGCACACAGGAATACACGCTTTGCATGAACAAGGATGGAGAGGTTGACTACGACTTCGAGGGCGGCTTGATGGAAGACGCCGTCGTGCTGGAAAGCTGCGGAATCTGGGACATCCGCGAGGGCTACTATGCCGGGAGCGGCATTGAGTACACCGAAGAGGGCATCGATCCGTCCGACATCAACGATGATTGGGTGGAGTCCATGGTAGACTCGTCTGTAGACGGATGGAAACGCGCTGTTGAAGAGGCGGACGAAGAGGAAGCATCCAGACGCAGATGGGAAGAGGATTGAACGACCATGAGACTTGACCTGACCGTCAAATATCAATGCGGATGCACCGAGGACATCCGCACGGAAATCAAAATCCCCGAAGAATTGACACATGGAGAACGTGACGAAGAAACCGACCGAAAAATCATTGACTACATCGTGGAAAACTACCGTGTAGAGCGGTGGCGCTGTCCGAAGGGTCACGGATTAGGAATACCGGATGGATTCGAGAAAATCGTCAGCATAAACAACTAAATAACAGAAAGGAACAGCAAATGAAAAACTGGTACTTTGTCCAAGATTGCACAAATAGCCGCTCAGAAATCTACGACGAAATTCTCCCCGCCAAATCGAAGGAAGACGCGTTTGAGTGTGCTTCCGCGAAATGGGAAGCAATTTCCGAAACCGACCGGCGCAAGACGGATGAAGCGTTCATTGGGTTCGCCGACGTCGACGAGTTTGGATGTGTGGATTACAACACTATGACCGATATTGTCTATCTCAAAGAAAGAGCGTGAACCGCCTACACGGGCAGAAAGGAATAAACCATGAAAAAAATAATCAACGGCAGGGTCTACAACACGGAGACGGCGCAGGAAGTCGGGAGCTGGTCAAATAACCTCTCGTACCGCGATTTTGATCACTGCGAGGAGGCCTTGTACCGGAAGAAAACAGGCGAGTATTTCCTCCACGGCGTGGGCGGCCCGAGAAGCCCCTATGCCGAGCGCATCGACAACAAAAGTTGGAGCGGAGGCAGCGCGATCCGTCCGCTGACGTTCGAGGAGGCGTGCAAGTGGGCCGAAGAGAAACTCAGCGCCGGAGAGTACGAGGCGATCTTCGGAGAGGTCAGCGAAGACGAGACGGACTGCCTGATCTCCGCGATCATAAAGGCAAGCAACCGCGAACGCCTCCGCCGAGCTGTCGAGCAGAACGGCAAAACTATCGGAGCGATCCTCGACGAGCTGATTGAGAAGAATCTGTGAACGGAGGGAGAAGCATGATAGCGGCGATTAAAAGCGGGCGGGAAATCCGTCTCGCGAAACTGAAAAAGCACGGAGGAAAATGGACGACGTGCGGAGGGGCTTTCACGGTGGCGGATGAAAAAATCATCCAGATCGCAGACCTCACGGACGCACAGAAGGAAATGATCGTGAAATGGTACGCCGAATGCGGGAAACGAGAAATTGAAGCGGAGATCGGAAAGCATCCTGAATTAAAATCCAACCGCGCCGCATGGCTTGAAACCCTGAAAGCGCAGGACTTTGAATCCGTCGTGAAATCTTTTGAAAAGGATGCGGAATACATATTATAAAAAAGCGGAGGCCTTGACGGTCTCCACTTTTATTATTATGCAGTATAAGCACCGAGGGTGTCGTTCATCACCCCCGAGATGCTATTACAGCATCACAAATAAAAAATCTGAATCTCGACGGGGGTCCACTCATTTCTGCCGGAGAGGCGGGGGCGCGGGTATAGGTGATCCGGTCGATTATTTTTTTCAGCGCGGCGTTGAGCTCGGCGGGTGGGGTGTCCGGGTCGTCGATCAGGGCGAGGCAGGCGGCGAGATTCGCGCGGAGGGCTTCGGCGTGATCCGCGTCCTCTGCCTGGGCGTCGATCCGGGAGAGGGCCGCGGTGATCTCTCCCTCTCGCTCGTCGAGCTTCGCCCGGCGCTCGAGGAAGATCTCGTCTGTATAGACACCGCGCTCGAGGAATCCGAAGAGCCGCTCGCGCTGCCGTCCGATCTCAGCGAGCTCGTCGGCGTACACCTTCCGCATGTCCGCCGCGGGGGACTCCGGCTTCTCCTCCCCGGCGTCGACGTCCAGGTCACGCAGGGAGGCCGAGAGGGTCGCGCAGAGGACGCCCATCACCTCGCGCAGATACGCCCCGCGCATGTGGCACCCGCGGGAGTACGTGCAGCGCATCGTGTAGTCGATCAGCTCCGTCGATTTATAATGCCGGGTCGGGACCGCCGTCATCGTGTGCCCGCAGTTTCCGCACCGCAGGAGCCCGGCGAGGGGATTCCGCATTTCCTTCGGGCGGTTCGCAGCGGGGATCTTCCGCCCACGGCTGACGTCCTGCGCCTCGCGGAAGAGGTCGTCGGAGATCAGGGCCGGGTGCCGACCGTCGACGAGGATCACGTCCTCCCCGTCGTGCCGCCGCTTCACCGTCACGACCTCGCCGTCCCGGTACTCTTTTTCACCGCGCCGGAAGCCCCAGCGGATCTTTCCGGTATAGACGGGATTCTCGATGATGTGGCGGAGCTTCGCCGGATTCCACTCCCCGCCGTCGCGCGTCGTAAGGCCGAGGGCGTTGAGGCGGTCGGAGATCACGGTCGGGCCGATCTGCTCATGCGCGTACATCTCAAAAATCATCCGCACGATCGGCGCCTCGCGGGGATCCCCGGCGAGGGTGGGCTTGCGGTTCACGGTCGCCCGCTGGTACCCGAAGGGCGCGACGGCTGACACATAATTCCCCTCCCGGCAGGACTGCTCCACGCCGCGGCGGAGGATCTTTTTGACATACGAGAGGTATTCCCGCCCGTGGAGGAGCTCCATCTCAAAATACTGCCGGTCATAATCATCGGCGAGGGAGAGGGTCCGCGTCGGCGTGATGATCTGGCACCGCGTAAACTGAAAGAGCCGCTCGAGCTCGCCGATATCGAGGAAATCGCCGCGGGAGAGACGCTGCAGCTCCACGACGAGGACGCCGTCGACCTCGCGGTTCTGCACGCGGCGGATGAGGTCCTGCATCACGGGGCGGCTCTCGATGGTCTCGCCGGACTGCACCTCGCGGAGGATCTTCTCGGGCGGGAGCGGCGCGTCATAGGTCCGGCGGCACCAGTCCTGCAGGATGCGTTCGTGCCGCGCGAGAACCGCCTCGACGCTGTCCTCGCCGTCGTCGCGCGATTTGCGCAGGTACGCGACGATCCGGGAGAGCGTGACGGGCGCGGTCACGGCGTCGCCTCCGTTTCCGTCTGTTCGGCGCGGGCCGGGGGCGGCGGGATCCTGTTTTCCTTCGTGTAGCCCGGCAGGGTTTTATAGATATAAAGGCCGAAAAGAATCGCGCCGCCAATCAAAAGCCCGGCAAGAATGCAGAGAAGCGTCGGCTTAATATCCGAATTATGAAGCACAATCGGTTCAGCGTACGCGGCCTTCGCGCCTTGCGACGGAGATCGATAGGAAATGCCCGTTCCGGGGATGGAGGTCGTCGTGTAAGTTTTCCCGGTCGCGCTGTGGGTGTACCGAAAGCCCTTCGTGCCGACGGACCAGCCGATCCCGGATGAAGAGATATTGATGCGGAGCGGGCCGAAATTCTTTGATTTTCTGAAACGGTAGCCCATCGGATCACCTCATAGCATATCTCGCCCGTAGCCGTCCGTTGTGGAGAAAGCCTCGAAAAACGCGACGATTCCGGTCACGATCAGGCCGATCGGCGGGAGGGAGATCGCGGACGTCAGAACGACCGAAGCGACGGAAAGTGCAAACAGAAACGCACCTGCGCTGGTTTTGCCTCTGTAAAAATTATGCGCTCCGAGGCATCCGAGGATCAGCGCGAGGCCGACATAAATGCTGTAGCATTTCAGCGGCGGAGAGGGCGGCGCGGGCTTTTTTGCCGCCTCGTCGTCGGAGACGATCAGATCCCCGACGCAGCCCTTGCAGATATGCGTCCCGCGGACAGGAACGAGGCACTCCTCGCAGAAAAATTGACCGCAGACAGCGCAGGTGCCGTCCGCGTCACGGTCGGTATGGATGCGGCATTTACTCATGGTTTCCTCCTCATTTCAGTCTTTTTTGCAGGCACACCGCGCGGCCCAGGATGCGGATCTGGTTGAGCTGCTCACCGCTGTACACCTGCGTGCGGAACGCGGGATTCGCGGGGGTCAGGATCAGCATGCCCTCGGCGGGGCGGTAGTCGCAGAATTTTAAAGTGGTCTCGTCACCGATGCAGACGGCGGCGATCTTTCCGCTGTCAACGACGGGGGCCTGTTTGATGAAAACGATGTCGCCGTCCTCGATGTGGGCGCCGTTCATCGAGTCGCCGGAGGCCCGGACGCAGAAATCCGCGTCGATGTCGTCGGTCGCCTCGATCCACGCCTCATGCTGCTCCTCCGCGAAGGTCGGCTCGCCGCACGCGATTTTCCCGAGGAGCGGAAAGGCCTTCTTTCGGATCGGCATGATCCCTGAAACACCTTCGGCGGATTCCCATCCCATCAAATAGGCGGGACTGGTCCCGAGAACTTCGGCGAGCTTCGCGATCTTGTCGCGGCGCATGTTCTTGATCATGCCGCTTTCCCATTTCATCACGGTCGCCTTGTTGACGCCTACCGCGTCGCCGATTTGTTCGAGGGTCAAGCCTTTTTTTATTCTTAATTGGTTGATTTTCTCGCCTATATCCATGATAGCCCTCCTTGATGTGTTTCTATTATATCATAAAAGTTTCCGAAATGCAATAGAAAAACGCGAAAAAGAAACGAAAGTTTCTGAAAAAACTTTTCAAAAAGGGGTTGACAATAGGAAACAAATGCGTTATAATGGTTGCGTAAAGGAAACCGGAAAGGAGACATACAAAATGGACAAGGAGCTTTTACTTTACGAAATCCGTAAAAACGGAATGACCGCCGAGAAAGTCAGTCAGGCGATCGGCATTTCAAAATCTGCTTTCTCGAAGAAAATCAACGGGAAAAGCGAATTCACCCTCAGCGAGATTCAGGCGATCGTGAACGTGCTCGGCCTTGAATCCCCCATGGCGATTTTTTTTGCCGCAAAAGTTTCCTAAAAGCAACAGCGAAGAAATGAAAAGCGATATTCAGAAAGAAGAGGAGGGGTGAGGGATGAATTTTAAAACGATGCCAAACCAAAGAACGGTGAATGTCAAAATCACACGCACGGAACTGAACGACCTGATCCTCGCGTGCGACATGGTCGAGTGGGACCGTCAAAATTACGGCGGGAACGGGAAAAAATGGAAAGCCCTGCGCGACAAGCTCGCCGAACAGCGCGACGCCTTCGACGCCAAGATTGAGGAGGAAGAGCGAAGATGAACGAAAACGCCCTTGTCATGGAGGAGCTCGGCGAGTGGGCGCGGCGGCTGGCCTCGGCGGCGACGTGGTACAATTTCTGCGTCGACCGCTTCGGGTCCTGCCGCGGGCGGCTGTCGGAATGCGTCAGCGCGGAGAGGGACTTCCGCCGCCAGCTCGTCGAGGCGCACATTGAGGGGATCAGAACGCACTATGAGGTCATGAGCGGCGGCGGGCGCGGGAAATTCCTGAAGGACTACATCACCCGCGTCACCGTCACCCGGAGGGACATATCCGTCTCCTGCCGGGCGAAGCTCTACGGGCACGGAGAGGGGGAGGAGACATGAAGATCACACGGAGCGAGGAGACCGCGGGCGGCGTGCGGGTGCGCGTCACGACGGTCGACACGGGCCGGGGCGTCGGCGTCGCGCGGATGCCCGTCCTCGACGGAGAGGGCGAGCGGAGGCGTGAGGAGCGGATCGCAGAGGCGTTCGCGGGGCTTCTCCGGGGATGCGT